AATATCTTTTTTGTTTCATATAGGCGTACCTTACTGACTTTCTTTGGCAAAGTACGCTGCTGCCTTTTTTAAAAATTCACGTTCCATTTCAGCTATTTTGAGCTGTTGTTTGAGTTTTTTATTTTCTTCGAGTAGAGCGTTTAGATCAGGTGAATACTGTTTTGTACCTGCTAAAGTTCCAGCCTTTGCTTTGGTATTCCAATTTGAAAGAGTTTGCATTGAAATGCTAAGTTGTCTGGCTGTTTCCGAGACATTGCCTTGATTGGCTTCAATTAATTTGATGGCTTCAGCTTTAAATTCTGTGGTGTAAGTCTTGTGTTTCTTGCTCATGGTAAACTCCTGATGAGTGTGTTTAGTTTACCAAGTTAAAACCTCCTGTTTTTTCAGCACACATCAAAGTTATAAAAGATATTTTAGATAAATTGCAAGAACACTTAAATTGACAATGCCAACTATGTTTTTTTAAAAAGTGTGCATAATTTTGCACAAATTCAGCAAAATTAATTAAAAATGAGCAAATATTTTCTCAATCAAGCCCTCCTTAGAGGGCTTTTACACAAATGGCTACATTCACATTACTATTGATCGTATGCGCTGAGCATCCTGATAATAGGATAATTAACATCAAAAACTTAAACATCGATCGGAACCATGTCGACCGTTTGACCAGCCAATTCGTGATGACAGTCAGATAAAAATTGAATCTTCCCATCAGTCAAAAACAGATGGCATCGGCTTGCTGGATAATGGTCATTAATAAGTAAAGACGGTGTAAACGTTGGCTTATTTATATCGCCGTTAAAACCCCAAGTACTGCCATTATGATGTGCACCTTCTTTCACATGGAATGGATGTAAATATTTACAACCCGGGCACTTAAACATATAGATGCCGCTACTCCAATATTCTAGAAAAGGAGTGAGCTCAGTTACTGTTTCTGCTTGAGTCATTTACATCACCACTCGATTGTTGATCCAGCCATAGAAAAATTGTTCCTGGCTAGGATTTCGCTCACAGATTTCGATGTAACGCTGGCCTTGCATGATATTAAGAACTCGCACCAATACGTTCTCTCCTTCTTTGCCGCGCTTGGCCAGATAAGTTTTAAGTGCATTTAATGTTGCTGGACCATAAATCCCATCTACTGATAAATCTGGCCACCCTGCTTTACCCTGGTTATTCAATAAGTTTAGTGCACGCTGTAAAAGTGGTTTAGCAAAGCCGGTACCGCAATTAACACCAGTATCTAAAAGCTCTTCAGCAACTGCAGAGTTAATAGCGTTCACCTGGTCAAACCGTGGAGCTGTCCAATAATTTTTGCGATAAATTGCTTTAGCCACATCTAAAGGCAAATCACGCATATTACCTTTAAAACCATTGGCGCGAGCAACTGCTTCAGTAATGCCGTATTTTGTTGCTCCTCCCCGATCGGCTGGATTATTTACATAACCGCCTTCGCGTTTAATGAGTTCTTCAAGATATTGTTCAATGTTCATTTCAGTTTCCTTTAGATGTAAAAAACCGCCCGAAGGCGGCATTAACTGTTTTCGATATCACTTCTGGCTTTTTTAACTTCTTTGATTACTTCAATAATCGTTTTACCTTCCTGTTTGTTAATAAAATTAAACGTCCACCTAACTAAAGCCCAACCGGGAATACCACAAACAAAAAAGAATCCACCGAGTGCCATCATCCCCCAAATATCTGTAATCCATTCGTGGAGGCCCCACTTCACAATGATGAATGAGCCACCCGCTAAACTTGATACAACCGTACAAATGAGCCCCACAGCCCACTCTTGAGGTGAGCGTGGCATACGAGTCATTAAGACAACTGTTGCAACTAATGCGACCGCTAAAGTCACCATAATTGCTGCCCCATAAAATTTTAATAATGCTGTTAAACCGCTTGTAGAAACTGGTTCCATGCCTTTTACTCCAGAAGTAGGCAAAAAAAAGCACCCGATTGGGTGCTAAATACGTAATTTAAATTAACCTTCAGAAGTACTTTGAGTAATCTGATTTGTATAGTTCCAGACTGTGTTTTCCCAAACATCCCGTACAGCGACACGAATGTAATAAGGAGTTGTTGGTTGTAACCCTCCAAAAGTAGTGGTTAAGTCTGTGCCGGTCCACGTAGGCGACATTTGTGTAGGATCAAAATTAGGAGTACTGCTTAGCCATACTGCATAATCTTTCAGGTCTGGTACTTCGCTCGGTACCCAATTCACTGTAATAGAATCTACCGTTGCAGCCGTATAAACATTTAGAAGAACTGGCGGTACCGGATTACTAATACTTAATTCAGCATAGGTGCTGATCTGGTCGCCGTTCTTACTTGCTACACGTATTGTATAAGCTCGTCCTACTCCATCAGTCTTAGCTTCTTCTATCGAATAGCTGTAATCCGTATTTGTTGTATCAACTTGCCGAATCATTGCCCCATTCGACCAGACTTGTACACGATAGCCAGCTGCACCGGTTGAGCTTTGCCATTGGACTTTAAATGTTGTGCCTACAAACGGCGATTGAAGTGACAGGCCTTTCACACCCGCAGGACGTCCACCCGATAATGTATAGCTAAAAGCTGTTACCTCATCCAATGTCTGTTCTTTGCGCTCCAATCCATTAAAGCTAGTAAACTTTAAGAAGATCTGTTTACCCACAAGATTTTCATTAAATCCATACTCAAAGATAGCCCGATCAAGGCGTACAAATTGTTCACCAGCGCTATGAATCTGGGCATCATCAAAACGCCCACGCAGAACGTCACTTAAGGTATAAAGACCAGATCCGTTTAAAGTGGCCACTTGATAATTGAAATACTCGTCACCGACTTTACAAAGCGTTTGATCGGCTTGAGCATCTTGTAAGGTGCCGCTGAAGATTCGACTTGCAGTATTTAGCTCAACTTGTAAAGCGGTATCATCCGCATCAATCGGTGTGACAAGCTGGCCATAACGTGCAGAACCATAAATGGTACCGATCATTTCATAGGTCGTATTATCAAGGCTGGTCCACACATTACAGCCACCCCAATTAATGCCACCTGACACAGCCACCCATACTTGATTCTTTCCATCCGTTAAATCTAATGGAGGTTCAAAGATAGCTGGAGCATTCACATTACCTGGTTCTTCATTACCGCCTTGATAACCATTAGATGCTTGTGAATCGTATTCAATGGCAGATCTTGAACCTACAGCAAGCTCCTCAGCCGTAATAGTTAATTCACCGAACTTGTCTTCCTCTATACGTGTTATACGCACTGGAAATTGATTTAGGCCCAATGCTTCATCTGTAATGGTGACAATATCCATTGGCTCAAGCCGGCAGTACTTCCAGCCTAATGTAAACTCATATTCATTACGCACATAAAGCAATCGTTGTAAGCGAAGTTGTGCCGCATGACGTGCTATTTTTGGCTCGCAAAAGTAATGGCTTTCTACAGGATCCTCAGTACGTAAGCCGAACATTTCAATGTTTGCTTGGTCCTTGGCCTCAGTCGTTTCTGTGTTGTACTGGTTGTAACGATTGATGTATTCAATCTGTACATGATTATAAGCATCCGTATCACGGCTACGGCGTACTCGTACAGGCTCATCATCACTAATAAAATCATCATCAGTTAAATGATAAACCGGTGTGAGATCCGGCGTAAAAGTAACGCCGTTTCCTGTAATAGCTGAATCGCCATAAGAACGGATCTTTAAACCATCTGGACTAGGTACCACAGCACAATTTACAGCTTCGACAATTTCATTGATTGTTTCATATGCAGCTCGTTGTTCGGTGAATGCTGGGCTAATTAAAAGATTGGCTGCACGGCAATAAGTGCGAAACTCTTCTAAATCGGCCATATTTAAATTAGGCGCAGCCCCGTGCCGTGGATGTGTAATAAAGTCTTCAATCACATCTGCTGGGTTAGCATCATCAATGGTATCCGACAACGTAATTGTGCTAATCACTTCAAAGTTATGATTTGAAAGACTGGCACTGTTTCCCATCTCGTAATTAGCACATGCTACATATCCTAAAAAAGGATAGTTAATCGCCTGATCCGGATGTTTTGAAACTAACCAACCCCAAGGGGGGTTATTATTCCCATCATATAATTCAAACTTTAGCTGGTCGATTGGATCTAGCGTAATAGATCCTTCCTGCTTTGTGATGTACTGTTCTTTATCAACCCATATCAAGCCAATCTTTTTAATCTGGTTCTCGCACAATCCCAACATTAGCGAAGCACTATAACTAAAAGTAGTGTTACTGGTTTTAGTGCTCCCACCCTTACCGCCTGACTTCTCAACGGTAGTATGAGGTGTTGCTAGAAAATCGCCGTACCAAAACATATTCGCAGCTACGCGGGTTTTTCCATACACAAGAGGCTGACAAAGCCCGTACGCTGATTGCTGGATCCGCATAGAGTTAATACGGGTATCCGTTGTACTAATCGTAGTACCACCAAATAATCCACCCATTTATTTAAGCCTCTTCATACGAAAAAACCCGGCAATTCGCCGGGCTAAACTTCCTTTTGTACCATCTTGGATAATCACTCCCTGATGGAGATAACTGTGAATGACCTGCGGCCACTCAATGACAATTGCACCATGACTAATACATTTGCCAAATTGATATAAAACGATGTCGCCCGGTTGTGGTTGTCCTTCTACTGGATCACATACACCTAAGATAAGTTCTAAATAACGTTGCCCCATCTGATGCAGGTGCCAGTCTGGTGGATATGGTCGCGGATCTAAATGATCCATAAGGCCTACTTTCTCATAGACCTCACAGATCAAAGTACCGCAATCCACACCTACGCCTTTCACACGGCCTTGATGATGGTAAGGTGTACCAAGCCACGTAAGCGCCTCTTCAACTGCTTCTAAATTTTTCATGATTGATGGCCTTATTTAGCTGCACTTAAAATAGGTTGCTCTAAGCGGTTTGCATACCAAACTTGACCATCATCGCTAGGATGCAAACCATCTGGCATACACTTAGATCTGAATGCAGCATTATCATCAGGATGAAAGCCAAAGTTCTTGTGACCTGCCCAGACTGGAACCGAATAGTAATCACACACCTCTGTGATTGCTTTGAATTTTTTATCTAAGTCAGTCGGATTGTTTGGATTTGAACGAAGTCCAATGCGCGGAATTTGAGATATAAATAACATTCTGGCATTAGGGAACTTAAGTTTTAGGCCAGAAAGCGTGACATGAAGTGCACCATAAAATGTTTCATTGGTTCGGTCATCAGGAGTGCCAAGATTTCCATCAACGCCATTAATTCGATCATTTGTGCCCGCGGCAATAGCGATGAGATCAAAATTTGCAGAATCTGGCAAGTTTGCAAAAGACTCAGATAGAACATTAGGAATTGATATTGTTCCTGTACCCTTGCTAATCCATGCGCCTGAAAAGGCGTGCTTTGTAAGAACAGCGCCATAGCGTTCAGCTAGAATATTTGCCCAACTACGGTTATCAGTATTATTTAAACCGTATGTGATTGAGTCACCAATTGCTGCCCATTTCTTTCCAGTCAAACCAGTACCCGGTATTTGAATAGCTGCAATTTGCTGAGCCAAGTAGTCAGTAATATCAGTAGTGGCTAATTTCTTCCAAGGCCCCCATGTTGTTTCCAGCGATTGTTTAAAAAATTCGCCTTTAAAACTTACATATTCACGATGTGTATAGTAAGCAGCACCAGTACCAATATTCTGAAAAATCCCACCATTAGGAGTTGGAGGCCCGTTTGAACAAGTTGCTAGAACATTATTGGTTATTGAGTAAGGACCAGGCACATTAAATGCATTAAAGTCTATTGCAGACGAGACAACTTTGGGCTTTAAATCGGAAGCTTTAATATATAAATCCCACGCACCCCAAGTAGTTTTAAAAGTACGTGACACATCAATATTGTCATATGATCTGAAAACGTGAGCTGTCAGATAATCAGCCCCAGTACCCTTTACCTCAAAAATACCACCCGCATTTACTGGAGGCCTATTTGTACACTGTAAAAGGATAACTGTTGTAATCGTATAAGTACCTGAAGCCTTATAAGCATTAAAATCAATTGGCGATATAATTGGTTTGGCTTTTAAATCTCCAGCCTTGATAACAACATCCCATGCCCCCCATACATCTTTTTTTGTACGTACTGCTTCTTGGTTGTCAATCGTACAAAAACGCTGTCTTGCAAAGTAATCTTTGCCTGACCCCTCAACAATAAGAATCCCCCCGACATCAAAGGGTGGTTTATGAGTTGAGTTGTTTAAAACAGAATTACTTACATCATATTGCCCCATTGTCAGCTGTAAATCGAAATCAAAGGCGATGCTGAATGAACCAGCCTTAAAATTCGGATTTGAATTAGCAAAGATTTTTGCTTGATCCAGATCACTTAAGTCTGTAACTTTCCAGTAATTCCCATCCGCAGAACCAGCAGGTTTATCCCAAAACCAGACCTTTCCTGTGTCTAAAGCTTTAGCGTAACTTTGGTTTCCCGCTGGTCTAGTGGCTGTTAATAGTGCGGTGGATGAGTAAGAAGGACTTTGCAATTCAATTGGTTTTACAAAATCAATAATTACGCCCAAATTAGTTTTAAACTGGGCCTCTGTGACCGTAGGCCCAATTAAGGCATTTTTATCAGGAAGTGCCATAATATATTTCCCAAATAAAAAACCCTGCGATTTGCAGGGCTTTGATTGAATATAAAATTGTTAAATTGAAGTTTCAGGAACTGGAACGAACGGCGCACCACGAAAGCGAGCACGGTTATTAAATCGGTTAGTACAAGTATCAAGTCTCTTATCACAACCCGGATAAACACGGATTGCTTCACCGATTTCAGGCATGTCTAAAAGTGGCAAAGTTAGGAGTAAAGAACCTGCTTCATGTAAGCGTACAGTTCTTTTAATTCCAATATTTGCCCCTTCTAAAAACTCCACTACACCTTGGGTAAACCAGCCTTGAGGCTGGCTTAAGTCACAAAGTATTTGGCTAGGCGTACTATTAGCTGCAATAGTCGTATTAACTGCAAAATCTGCACTTAATAAGCCACAAGCACTATCAAACAAGGTATTTAAACAACCCGGTGTATACAAGTTTCTCGGCATCTGAAGTTTTAAATTATCAACGTCAGAAACCACACTTGCATTGATTTCATATCGATCAAGCTCAGGCTCAACGATACGACCTTCAAATAAAACTAGCGTGCCGGCACTGGTATCAGTTGGTGTGTGCATATCCATAAATATACGTTCCAACTTAAACCGTGCACCGTCTAATATTCCGTTGTGAAAAGCCTGAGCTACAGGTACGTCACCGAATTTAGTACTTTCATTTGTCTCAATTGTGATAGATAAATTATCGACTTCGATACCTAAAGAAAGGCTAGTTCCTTCTCGGCTAATGATTGGACCATCAGCACGAAATTCCTTACCTTGTACCGTCAAATTAACGTCATAACTTGTATAACAATACTCAATACCTTGTATGGTAGTAATAGTGTAGAGATCAGCCATAATGAACTGATCAGCATCTAACAATGCTATTAATTGAGGTGATGCTTGTCTCATATCTTAGTTCCCAAGGATCCGATTAACTCAACCTTTCCAGCCTTCCAGAGTTTGTGCATAAAGTTGACATATTGCTGTGTGTCATCTTTAAAACGGCAACGGTAGTAAAAAGTACCCGTTACAGCCACTTCAACTCCTTCCTCGATCGGCTGTGAAAGTACATATTTACCGTCACTCGTTACCTGAGCCGTTGCGTTATTCCACATCGGTTTTTCTTGGTTTGAGTTCCACATAGTTTTTACTGGAACTTGATTCCACATATTAGGATTAACTTCACCAATGATTTGCTCTTGGGTATTACCTAAGGGCAATTGGCTTGTAAACATATCCTTATATAACTGGAACGCCGTTGCAGTACCATCACCAACAAATGTGCAATTGAACTGATTATCATCAGGCATCTTATAAAGAAATGAATCAAATGCTCCCCGGCGTTCTAGATAAAATCCTTGAAGTTGCTGAAATTCAGTTCTTCCCTTATTTTCACGCAAGAAAGCGTAAGACAACGAGATTTCATATTTAGGTGCGGCCTGAAAGCTCGCACGGAGCTCTCGGCCATTGATAGAAGTCATGATCTTGGTATTGAACATCGGGGTAATTGAGGTATCCCATTCAAGACCAGGTAATTCTGGAAATAAAACGTTAGACACTAACACCTCCTTATTTACCATTTTTACCAAAGCCACGAGCGTAACTATTCAAACCACTAGCGACCGCGCGGCCATTATTCTTAAATAATCGTTGAATACTCTTCGCATCGATTGCACTAATATTAATGGTCGGTCCAGCACCCCCACCTTCAGCTACTGCAGCTGCTCCAAAACTTGCACCACTTCGCATAGCTTTGCCCATTTCACGAATAGTATTTGCATGTTGAGAAGGTAAAACCATTTCGTCTTCATGTAGCTGGGTGACTGGATTCACACCTGATGGAATATCATAACCGCCTCGAGCAGATTTGATTTTGCCAGCTAAACCAGCCACTAAACCAAACGCAGCAGCACCAGCACCTACAGCCAGAATTGGACCAATGTATGGAATAGCAACCATGGCTTTAAATGCACCCGCCATAGCCTCCCATGCCGACATCATGATTCCCTTGATTGCTTCAGCTGCTTTTAAGCCCAATCGAGCTAAACCACCCGCAGCAGTAACACTGGTACGTGTTGCTTCTCCTGCAATTGTTGCTCCCGTTTGAGCCGCTTGACCCGATGCCTCAGCCGCCGTTTCAGCACCAACGAAACCAAGCTTTCTAGCTAACTTAATCGCTTGGATTCTGAGCCAACCTTGTAGCTCTTTAGTAGCGGATTGCAAGGCAAATGCACCCATATCAGCTAATACCGCTTTAGTTGCGTTGCTCCATGTCAATGTGCCATTCATTAAAGACTGAATGCCCTGATCCCAAAGGTTTGCAAGCCGAGAAGTGAACCCGCCGAACTTAGCTTCAAAGTCTTTCATTTCCGCATCACTGATTAAGCCCATAGACTTAGTGTCAGCAACTTTCTGATCTGTCTCTAAATCAGAAATATTGTTAATGATTTGGTTTTGATTACCTTGCTTACCAGTAATACCGGTTTGCTCATTCTCAAGTGCCAGACGCTCTAAAAGACCTTGCCGCTTAATTTCACGTAATTGATCTTCGAGCTGCTTCTCTAATTGAACTTTGCGAACGTTTGAAATTTTCTTGGCATCATATTCAGCTTGGATCCGTGCCGCTTCAATTTCATAAAGGCGCTGTGCTTGCTGTTGATAATTGTCGATCTGTTCTTCACGAGCTTTTTTGTATTCCTCAAACTCTTTTAAACGGATAGCAATGATCTTGTCTGAAGCATCCTTTTCCGCTTTGACTTTTGCGGCGGCTTTTTCAGCTTCAGACATTTTAGATTTTTCAATTTCATCTAATGCCTTTTGTAGATCTAAAGCGACTTTCTTTTCTTCGGATGCATATTTATACCGAATATCAGCCAGTGCTTTCGCTGCCTGCTCAGCTTGTCGTTGACGCTCTTTAGCCTCTTGCTCAGCTTTAGATTTTGCCGATGATTTAGATCCGCCTTTATCATCCTTAACACCAGTACCAATGCCCTTATTGGTACTTGGTGGTGGAGCCCCAATACCTAGCTTTGGAACACTAGGTGTTTCTATTGGTTTTGTAGGATCCTTATACACATAGTTGGTAATTTTTTTACCACCTGCAGAAGTAACATCGAGAATGCGTTGCCCAGCCGTGACAAGAGAATTTGCCGCTGTTGTTGCTCCATTATTCCAAGAGTTTTTAAGATCAGCCATACGGCCTTTCATTTGGTTCGTATATCGTTCAGTAATCCCACCTAATTGAGATAATCCACCCTCCCACGCTGCTTTCGCACCTGAGAAATTGAAGTGAAGAATATTATTAACGACACTACCAAAAGTTTGAAACTTAACTTGAAGAACATCTAAACCGAATTGAATGGTATTGCGTACCATATCAAAGCCAGCCATGAGGCCATTAAAAGCAATAATAAGGGCTTGGCATACTGTCACAACAACGGCACGAATAATTGCAAATGCAGATTGAATTGCCACTTGTAGACCAGTTGCAACTATCCCTAAAGCTCTTAAAGCTACTGAGACAGCATCCATAAAGCCAATTTGTGATAATGAACCGTCACCAATATCACTAGTTAAATCTTTCCAGATCTCACCAATTGTATTGAAGATTTCACCCACAATACTAAAGAGGCTTTCAAGAATTCCAATTATTGACTTAATCGAATCATCTATTCCTTCTTTTGATTCAACGGCAAAAGTCAAAAATCTATTTGCCAAATCAGTTAATGCTGGTGCAGCTTGTGCAGCCATGCGAGTCATTACACCTTGTAATGTAGACTGTATAGTTCCTAAAGCAGTATTAAACTCTTTTGTAGACTCCATGGCTTCTGAGCTCATAATGACACCAAGGTCATGAGCTTGTTTTGCGTATTCTTTTAATTTTTCCGCGTTATTATCTAAAAGCGGTGCAAGTAATGTCGCGTCATCAGCAATGGACTCCATATAGAAAGTCATTTCAGCTTGCGAAACATTAGCCTTTTGCAAAGTCTCATAATATTTTTCAAGGATCTGCGGTCCCGATAAACCCTGAAACTCTTTAGCAGTGACGTTAACTTTTGGGGCGATTTTCTCAAAGAAGTCGGCCATTTCACCGCCACCTGTTTGCATAAAATCACCAAACTTATCGTTTACATCCTTCATGATGTCCGAAAGTTTGTCTTGCTCTACATTTACCTTGCTAGCAGCAAAGGCCCACTCTTGAAATTCTGTTGTATTGGCATTAGCTAATCGTGATTGAATTTCAATTTCTTTTGAAGCTTTACCAACCGCAGAAACTAATTCTGGTATTGCACCAATTGCTTCCGCAGCAGTTTTTGCTATTTCCTCACCAATCCCTAAAAGAAAGCCACCTTTAATAAGTGAGAAACCGCCTGTTAAAGATTCTTTTATGTCATTACCAACACTCTTAAACTTATCTGAAATGTTGTTTGCAAAATTATTTAGTTCAGACCGCACCCCTGAAAGATCTATTTTAAGATCTATACCTTGGCTCGAGTTTTCAATTTTCTTTCTAGAATCTGAAACTATTTTTTCTGCGTCTTTCATCCCCTCTTTTAGTTCAGAGGTCTTGGCACCGACATGAACTTCAACACGGTTATTATTTGCCATAACTTCCTCACAGGCATAAAAAAAGCCCCTTTAAAGGAGCTGTGGAGAAATAAACAAGCCTTGCAAATGCAAGGCTTTAAAAATCATTTATGGCAAATTACTTAGCCATATTTTTTTGCAAAATCTTCATCAGAACTGCATAGGTAAAGAATACCCTCGATAAATGCGATAATAGCTGGAATAAAAGTCCAGCAGAAAATAAGGTATAAGATACCTTGGCCAACTCTACCCAAATAGAATTTATGAGCCCCAAACCCACCTAGTAACAATGCAAATACGCCAGCAGCCACCTTACTTTTTCGCCCAGTGATTCTAACATCTTGCTGTCTTACACCACATTTAGGGCAAATTTCTGCACGAACATCAATTTGTTGGCCACAGGCATAACAAAATTTTGTTTGAGTCATAATTTCACCATTTATTATAAAGTTCGTACAATTTAACAAACTGGTTACTTAATGTCACATTAATATTTATAAGGGCGGCCTTAACCACCCTGCGGGAAACTTTCTAACACTTCTAGCATATCTTCCTCTTCATCATCTGAAACGGTGATGGCTTGCGGAGTTTCTTCGATACCCATGAAAGCTTCTAAAATACGACAAAGACGTTGTATTCCGATATGTGCGGGAGGGTTACTTTGCTGATACGCACCTAATGCTCTTAATCTAGGTAGATCCATTTCATTACGAACATAGTCGTAATCTTTGCCCATCGTCAGCACTAAATGCGTGTACAGCTCCTCCCAATCTATTCCCCCGAGCCACCTGCAGCGCCATCATCATTCCCTTTAAGACCAGACACAGACATTACAGCTTCCATCACTTCAGTGAGCTGATCCATAAATAGCATCTCTGCTACATCATCACGAGTAATGTCGGGGTAATTTCGCTTCAAAGATTTGTGTGCCACATCAATCACAGTGCCGACATCATCTGGCTTGAATGATTGAAGTGCCGGCAATAGTTTCTCAACTGCACCAAGAGACAATGGAGCAAAAACAAATGGCTGACCATCAACAACAACTGTAGAGCCGCGAGGGTTTTCAACTTGCTTAAATTGCATTTGGTATTACTCCGATAAATCGATTTTGAAAACACGGTTGAGATCATCAGCCATAGGCTGAAATTCAAATTCAGGAATGTCGTAATCGTCCTGTTTTGAACTGAACCCAAGCTTGTTACTAGTGCAACGGTAGAAATTCATATGCATGAATTTGCCCTTGTAATCACGTTGCAGATCTAATGCAAACTCAGGTGTATAGCCCATGTCTAAGTTAGACACGGTAATTGACTTACCACCTGCGACCGTTGCCGAATATTGGAAGCTGATAAAAACAACTTTCCCAACATCAGCAGTAGCAAATGTGTAGGCACCAGTCGCGTTATCCACGCTGTATTGCCCTACCGTTGGTGCTGAGGCTACGCGCTTAAGTGGAATAGCCTTACCATCGGTTACACCTAGATCTTTTACAAAGGTTCCACTATTTGGGACTACGGGAGTAACTAAGCCACCAGACGGAACGATTTCACCATTAATGGTTTGGGATACTGTCTCAATCCCACCTTCGGCAACTACACCACCAAAGAAAATAGAATTTAACAAGGTGCCATTAATGCGGCCGAATGATGCTTTGCCTTTAATTGAGCCTTTACCACGTGCAGCGTCCACGGCAAACTGTCCACGGCCAAAAAGCTCTTTTAAATCGAAACTAATATCGACACCTACCGACTGTAAAACCCCCACTTCAACTGGTGTGGGATTACTAATCGGCTGCCCGAATACATCTTGGATCGGTGTAGCAAAGATCTTGCCGGCACCAAATAAATATTGAGCCATTTATTTTGACCTCTCTAAAATGACAAAACCGCCATAGAGGCGGTCATTAAATGAATGTTTTGTTAATTGGTTATAAGGATCCGGATAGGGATAATGGCAATCGCCTGATCATCCAGCATGTTTTCTACTGCTTCATATACTTCGATTGTACCTTCGATCCAGCAATGTTCTACCAAACCTCCTAAGGTTTGACATTCATTAACATCTGGATGTTCTGGTTGAATAGCTTCACGTACACGATCAATGAAAACATTCATCTGTGATGATGGTGGTTTACCTCTATCAGCCTCATGGATATAGAGATAAACCTCAGCAGCTAGTTCAACTTTTGAATCTAAACCATGTACCGGCACTTCCTGCTGATTGCCCTGTGTAATAAACATGGCTGGTCGTTGTTCTGGTGTTACATTGTTAAAGTGACGTAAACGGCGACTGACTGTAATAAGTCCTGCCACCTTTGTACTTAACCGATCAAACAACGCTTGATAGATTGCTTCACTATCCACTTGCTAAACCCCGCTGAATTGCTGCATCAATATTTTTCGGCACAATCTTGGCCACGATATCCAGTGAATCACGCATAAAGCGCAATTCTCTAAAACGTACATTCCTTGAATGAGCTTTAATATTGACTTGAACCGGTGATATAGGTCGGCCGAAAGCCTGCTTAATTGTTCTTAGGTGTGCTTTAACTCCCAAAGAACCATTTAAACCAAACTCATGTGCAGGTGCATAAGGTACTAATGCACCACCAGCTCCCACCGTTCCTTCTATCGAATCCTTATCCTCATCTACTTTAGATGAAACGGATCCACGCAAGCGGCCAGACTGTACGTTCAGCCGTTGGCCACTCAGCATATCTTCCTGAACAATCCGCTGTAAGCGTAAAGTAAGAGCGTTAATCGTGCGTTTTATTTCAAACCTAACGCGATCATTCATCTCATTAAAGTTGACTTGGCTATCAACACGATAATCGCTCATAGCTTAATTACTCTTTAGCAGATGCCGCCGATTTCTTTGGCTCAACCACTTCAACATAACGCTCAAAACCTAAGGGCTTTAAAATATGAATAATGTCATTATCAGATTCTAAAACGCCGTTTTTGATATCTAGGTTATGCCCGGCAATAACTAGTTTGGTTGGCTTATAACCTTCTGGTGCCTGATATTTAAAAGGCATGGGTATCTCCTATACGACAAAAGCACCAACGTCTAAACGGTTAGGGTTTGTGCCTTCATCATCAATTGGAATGGAATTTTTTAAGGCAAGGTAACGCTGGCCATACATGCTTAGATCATAGAAAGCTTCTTTCGATGACCGGGAATAACTCACGCTTTGGCCAGCAATTGTCATGCTTGAGGCGTTACTAAAAGCAGCACCATTGCCACTTGCTGTACCGACTTTGAGAATATGTGCTGCATATAGACCTACAGCACGTTCTTTTAATGCTCCGAACTCAATTTGAGATACGACCAGATCCGCTTCTTCTAATGCATCCTGAATTCTCTCATCTGGCAAAGACATTAAACTCGAATCAGTCGAGAACTTTTTACGAAACGTTTGTACGTCCATATGTCTACCTTATTCCTTAGCCTGAGCTAACTTAGCTTGTAGCTGCTCAAGTGTTTCATCATCACTGAACGTTACTTCAAGCGCTGTTAATTCAGCCTTCACGGCGGCCAAAGCAGCTTCTTCTGCAGCTTTGGCCGCATCACCTGCTGCATCCGTTTGCTTGCCACCTTTACCACCACGGCCACTTGTTTTACCCGTTGCTTTTGGCTCATCATCTGGGATTTCCTGAACTTCGAGCTCACCTTTTTCAACAAGTGATTTAAAGGCTTTACCTTTTGAAATACGTGTGAGATCCGTAGCACTAACTTGCACAGTTTGACCCTGACCGACCTGAATTCCATCAAAAGAAAAAGCAGCCTGAGAGCCGCTGTAAGTAATTTTTGGCATGTTTAGTTATCCTTATTCAACGTCGTAGTAGCGGAGAGAATCGACACGTTTTAAATAGACACCTTCATACATATAGTGTCCCGGTGTACGCATCACATAATTGATAGGTTGAGCTGCCAAGAATTCCAGTTCATTACAACGGAAAGTAATACAGCTTGGATCACGGCGATAAATAATGCTGCGGTCAGTACCACCTTCACCTTTACCTTCAAGCATACTTTCAGAAGTGAATGTCAGTGTTTTACCTTGCATTGCAAAGGTGTTCTTTTCCTTAATGTACTCAAGGAAAGTTTTACCCGCTGAATCCGGAACGATACGGCTAGCGAGAATAGTGAACTTATTCTCAGGCATCACAAAAGTATCTGGTTGAATACTTCCATCAAACTTAGAGGCATTAGAAGCACCTTTAATTGCCTTATTGATATCGGCAAGAATGACCTCTACTGTAGCAGTCGTATAATCTACCGTAGAAGTAATCACCTCAACACCTGTTTGATTATAGAAGCCTAGCAAACCAGTTTCTGGCTCGCCAAACCAAGCGACATCACTCATGTGATTTTCATAGGCCAATCGAGCTGCTGCAACTTTGTCAGTCGTTAACTGGATACCTGCTTTTAAGGCAGCTGCAGCATCAAAAATACTGATTTCATAACCAATAACACCAGGCTGTACAGTGAGTTTTACTTCATCGTAAACAACCTCTGCTAATGGCACATCATTGCCTTGACCTGAGAAGCGCTTACCACGTCCTACGCCTCTCTTACGTTGCAAGACACTAGCCGAACCTATAACTGCACCTTCCAATCCTTCAATCGGTAAGTACTTTGCATAAGCTTGTGCTTCAGCAAGTTGCGGTGTCATTTCATCGATTGATTCAAGCTTTAACAATAACTTGGCAAAGTTATCTAAATTAAATGCATCCCCTACAGCGATTTGCACCCCATGTGCAACTGCTGATAGGCGGATTTTCATTTGTTCTAATTGTTTTGACATTGATTATGCTCCACGCAAACGAAGAATAGCTAATCCATCAGGACCAGTGATGGTTTCCCAAGAGGCATTAGGTAGTTCCGTAGAATCTAATGCTGCAGAAGAAAGTGAACCAAGTGGCGCTTGGGCAGTAGGGTTCGCAGTACGTACATAAACCTTCGCATTGATATCAATCACTGGAGCTGAAGGCTTCACCCAGATAGAACCGATTTGCATTACAGGTGCACAGTCCTTAGCTTGATAGGCTTCTTTACCTAAGGCATTTTTTCCAGATTTACCCACGTGCTGAAAAACCACTACACCAAACTTTGTATTGGTTGCCCCAGTTACCGCGCATACCGTTTTTCCGTCAGCAGATTGGACTACCACTTCACCGTCACTAACTACGCCTGTACCAGCAACTGGCAAAGATAAAATTTCTTCGGGCATGTGCAGGCGAGCACGCATACCCGGAATAGCTTGAGGGGTTAAAGACATTTGAGGTTCTCCAGTTAATTAGAAACTTTGTTTCCAAGCTTCTTTTTTGTTGTTTGGTTTAGGCTCCCCATCTACTGGTTTACCGTCTCCAGTTTTAACTTGCTGTTGCTGGTGAAGAGCATCACCTACAGGATTAGAAGGATGTGTACCCTTCACAGCACAGAGTGCACGGAAAGTTGTGTCGATCTGCTCAGGCTTTGCATCACCTACCGATACACTACCCATTAAAGCTGTTACTAAAGCATCACCCGCTTTAGCTGCAATAACGTCACGTTTGATTTGCTCACATGTGCAGCCTTCAGTTTTTACCGTTGGTACCAATGCCTTTGCATCGGCAATAACAGCAGCACGTTCGGCAGCAGCTTGTTCAAGCTTTTCAGGAGTCATCTGGTTCTTTTCCAGATCTCCCACTTTTTGCTCAAGAGTAGTTTTATCGGTATGCAATTGATCTACAACCGCTTGTACTGCGTTCAGTTCATCACCGATAGAAAATTGCTTATCACCTACTTTAAGTTTTGCAGCCTTCAAGTTTTCCAGCTGCTCTTGTTGCTGCTTTAATGCATCCGCCAAGGGCTTGTTATCGCCAATGTCAAAACGAATACCGTTTACACTTACTTCCATTGTTTTCCCCTTTGGAGTTTGCTTTTCGTCACCGATGCGACAATCACCACCACAGCGACCGTATTTAACGAGTGCTACGTGATTGCCAATAAAATTAATAAATTTTGCTTGGTACACCGTGCCATCTGGCGCCGTGCCCTGCTCTAAAACTAATGTGGCTCCATAACCCAGCGACATTTCTAATCGCTCGTTGTTCTGGATTAAATCAATGCTGTCCTTATCTTTAATGAGCAAATCGCCCAATAGATATTCGCCTTCTTGGCGGACGTTCTCACAATAGCCAATGTGATAGTCCTTCCAGTTGGCTGCATTAATTTCATTCTTGGGTGGGTGATAATCTGTAGCATCAGCACCATCCCAACTTTTAATCGCTGCCGGCTTAAATAGCTCTTCTGCGGATGTATAGACGTTAATAGTCTGATCTGCTGAAAAGCCTTCTAAGTTTGGGAACTCATACGCATAGTATTGACGTACCTGAGGTGCTTTACCCAAGCGAACATTTACACATTTCAAATAACCTTCTGGTGTATATGAGCGTGTGGATTCACTTGGAGCAAAGTCACCTACCTTGAAGCGGTAAATGTTTTTCATAAATTGCGCTCAATAAAAAACCACCCGAAGGTGGTTTGCTTGAAGTTAAAATATTTCGTCTATTTGCCCTAACTTTACTTTCTTTCAGTTTTCAATTTATGCTCAAGGTCTTTTAGTTGCTGATTAGACATTTCACTTAAAGCCAGAAATGTACCTTTCACCATGTCCTTAAATGCGTGAACAGTTTTATCAAGCCCTTTAGCGAAATCAATCATAATAGATTCAAACTTATTGGGTTCTTGAATTGTTTGTTGCTTTGCATTCAAACGACGATAAAAACGTTTTTTTGAATATTTCTTCTTACGTCCCATTACTCGATCCTATATAGAAGCTTTTAAGCTTTAATTGCCATAATGATCGAATCTAATTTCCAAAGCAGAATGGGAATTGAGATTAAAAGAACTGACAAGAAAACCTTTTTCAAAGTAAGTTCTCGGATCTGATTCATTTGCTCTTGTGTCAATTTTTTAGAGCTTTCAACTCCATCTACTTTAACTAATGGGGGTGTACAAACAATCGGCGGAGTGGGTCTTCTTGGACCGTGGTCCTTCCCACACTTCCAGCATTTCTCGCTAGCGTTAGAATTAGTCAATTAAGATATCATCATAGTTAGGCAATGCTGTACAACGACAACGAATAGGCTGACCGGGATGCCCACCGTCTGGTGGTGAATCCCATCTGAATGTCTTGCCCTGTTTATGCTGGTGGTCTGGCCTTACACGCTCATCTTTCGCCGTTTGCCATGTGTATGTCTCGACACCCATAGAAAGTTGTCTGGCTTGGTTAATTTGGCCGTTAATCTTGCCCATCTGATCACTAGCAATAAGACGTGCACGATAATCAGTAGATAAACCCAATTGCTTAATTGCTTTGGCCAACTCTTCATTAGTTTGTCCAGTCTGCAAAGCATTGGTGATTAATACCTCAAGCTTATCGGCGTATTGCTGCGGAATAGACTTAATCAAACTGACATTGGCCGTGATGTTTAGATCTACCTCATCTTGAATATCAGCAGCTCGATAGAACGGCGTAAGATCCACACCAATAATCGTTTTAGTGTGCTCAGCAATTTGCTTGTCTACTTCCTTTTGAGTGTCAGTCACAACTTTAGTGGCCAACGGTCGAGAAACCTCAACAACATATTTTGTGAGCTTTTCCCGAAACGCCGTCATCATGTCAGAAAACCAAGCATCACCGATATTCTGGCCAACTGTAGGAATAACTAACTCTTTAGTTTGTTCCTGACAGTATTTTGAAATAGCCAGTAGTTGTCGCGTGTAATAAAGCTCTACACGGCGATTTACATGCACGGCCCTCGGCTTAGAAGCTTTACGACCTTTTTTACGTTTCTTCGCCTGCTGGAGGTGTGGTTTCAGGATCTGAATTATCGTTGTCATTTCGCTTCACCATTATTTCAAGCTCTTTGATATGTTCTTCATCAATCACTGAATAAACACCATCAATGAGTAGCTGCCGTGCTATTTGTGGCTCTGTAATGATGCCCATCTCTAAATATTTAGCATCCCGTTCGGCGTTAGCTTTCTCAACTTCAGAACGGACTTTAGCGTCTAATTGCCAGAGTGGATTGAATACAACGTCTAAGCTTGGAATCTGACGACCAAATGTAGCTTGAACAATTACTCTTAAAAGCTTCAACATGAATGGCTTTAAGGACCATATTTGCTTAGTAGCGATACTGTCGTAATAGTTCCGTGTGTCGTGCTCACCAGTTGCGTTCATGCCTGCAGGTGATTGCCCGAATAAAATCGTATATGGCATATCGGCAGCACCAGCAGCTTGGATAGAGAATTCACGCATGAGGTCAGGTAAACCACCAAAGCTATAAGATTTAGAGTCATACTCCTCATCTTTATCCAAGACGATCATGCCGTTTAGGCCCTTAAGCAATCCGACACTAAGAAAACGTTCAGCTACGGATTTCATGTCCTCTTTGATCTTATCGACCAAGTTGGGAGTTCTAATCACGTCAATTTTTGATTCATGCACAAGACTTGCTGAGGCTTTCTTAACGGCGGCATGATCAAGCAGATCTTCATAAACTTCCTGCAAAACACTTACAGGTTCTTCATTAACTACATCTGCATGGCAAAATTTGATTAAGCGAGTGTAGTGGATCCGTTGGTTAGATTTTCCATCAAGCTTTAGCTTATAAAATTCAGGCTGCTTTAAAAGTCCACCTGCCTCCTTAGGCGATAAGTATTTACTGGTATCAGCTTCAATGTGCTTTTTCTTAAGCACCGTGAAAAACTCTAAACGACCAATACCTAACTTGTTTAAATCAAACGGTTGATCTAAGTTGCCGCCGTCCACAGTTCCTAGAAGCACATAGCAAACGCCATATAAGCGAGAAAGTACCAAACTAGATAAGAGAACCCCATCTAAGTTAAAAGCCTTACACGCCTCTTTAAGCTTTAGTAAATCGTTGTCTTGAATCCCTTCAAAAAACCATCCAGCTCGGAGCATGTCACTTGCTGGACGGTTTACGATGCGCTTAGCCAACCAGTGTTGATACACGGCTTCTAATTGCTCATCAGGAATTACTTTCTTAACGAAAGAACCGTGTGAAGCTTTGTCACGTTCGGTACCAATATTTGAGACAAAGTTTGTGTAAGCCCCTGCATCGCCAATTGCATCGGGCTTTTTAGTTTCAGCCATAATTTCCTCTAATCAAATACAGTTGGCTTTTTGGCTAATGAATCATTAATCGCATCAATGGTCGGGTCCCACTGGTCGTCATGGTCATGTGACCAATCAGCAGTTAGGCCTTCAATCTCTTCAATGTAGTTCAATAGCCACGGTGCATTAGCTGGTAACCAGACACGGCGTTCTTCAACATAAAGAATGACGTCCATTGTCCTTGAGAGTTTGTCAGTACTTCGCTGAATCGCACGTATTGGTAAAGTGGTCTGCTTAGATATGGACTGAATTAAACCAGTACCACTCGCCTTATCCTCTACGGCCATATAACGAAGCTTGCCAATCTTTGTGTTACTGTCCTTGTGTTTATTGATAAAAGCTTTAGCTTCTTTCAATAGCTCTGGCGCTTCCCATTTGCCACGCTTCACGTCAATGATGTAAAGGTTATTGTCATAGCCAAGACCAGCACATAAGAACACTGAGAAGTCGTTATGCTCTTTTGTCTTTTGCGCCGTATCTGCCCAAATCGCACGCCATTTAAGAACAGGTAAATCTAGGTAACGTGGGAACCATTCAGCCTTAACAAGATCACCACCCAGCTTTTTAGGGTTTTGCATGTATTGGCTTGCAAACGTATAGCGTGACACTGTGGCGCCGTCTTTATCTTCCCCGCCTTTCTCAAGCTGCAGCAATGAAAGTAAAGATTCTTTTAATGGCCAGTAGCTTTGTCTGCCTTTCTCATCACGTTCAACATCACGTGGAATTTTGCGCTGTATGTGCTCTGGTAGCTTACTGATGTACTCATCATCAATAAGTGCGGGAATACTGATCTGTTCCCACTCACCAGGTACATTGCCCGTCAACACAAAGTTAGTCGGATCTTCAACGTGCAAACGTTGCATGATCAGAATAATTGGCGTGTCAGATTTAGCTTTACGAGAGTTGACCGTGTTTAGAATTTTACGATTAGCTTTACGTCTAGCGGTCTGGCTAAATGCATCCTCAGGCTTTAATGGGTCATCAAGAATAATCGCACCGGTAAAGCCCTCATTGGCTAATGTACCGGCACGGCGACCTGTGACCTGCCCACCCATCGAAGCAGAATAAACATGACCTGCGTCATATCCATCGACTGTGGTTTTCCAACTAGACTTAGCGTCCGTACTGGTAGAGATCTTTACAGGCCATAAATTCTGAAAGTCTTCCGACTTAACAATATTTCTAGCTGTAGCTGAAACATCCTCTACAAGTGATTGCGAGAAAGACAAATACAGAAAGCGCGAACGTGCATTACGCGCTATTCCACGGGCAATAAGGTTTGTGAGTAATTCAGTTTTACCGCTTCCGGGTGGAACGTTAATAACTAGGTTTTTAACCTTGCCAGCTATTACCTCGTCAATCTTGTCGGCAATATATTCATGATGCCAATTGACCGAAAACTTAAAGCCCATGCGAGGCAAGAAAAAACGCCGTGTAAAGAATAAGTGTTCTTTCTCACAGAGTTCACGCTCCAGCTGCATTTCAAGCAGCTTAGTATTTACCTTTGAGTTCATCTAACACCTGCCGTATCTGTTCAGGCGTTGCAACAACTTGTGTGACATGCTCGCTTTGAAGTGGACCACCACCAGCGCCGGTTAGCTCTGTTTTATTAGTGAATTGCCCGCCAATATCCTGAGCTGCCTGTTTGAGAATATTCATAGCAGCAACACGGTTTCTGCTATGTTTTTGATACTGGTTTTCATAGCGCTGCATACGTACTGCTAAATTTGAAATAGGTATGGCCTCAGGCTTGCCCAAAAACATTTCGCGAGTCTTTTCAAAATCTTTTCTTAATTCTTCGCTCAGGTTCTCGCCTGCCCGTTTGGTCGGGTCGTATTTCTCACACTGCTGTTTAGTAACTTTTATCCCGTATTCTTGGTTGACGAGCTCAGCAGTTTCTGTGGGTGTATTAAATACGGCAAGTGAGCGAACTATAAAGAGTTTTACCTCTTTTTTTAGAGCCGCCATATCCTCAATCCTGTCAACCTACGTCAACCTAAATAGCCAAAAAAAAGAGCCTCAAGGCTCAGGTAATTATGCAGTTTCCACAACATTTCGAAATATCTAAATCAGAAACAAACGGCGGATTCTTTGCGACTTCAATAAGTCGCTTAACATTTTTGCTTGGTCCATAACGTTTAACTACGCCTATAAACTCTTCAACGTCATGACCTGCAAGATAGTGCTTAGGTAAGCCTGTATTATCGCTATAGATGATTTCACCATCTTCATCTTTCATAACGCCAATGTGATACAGCTCATGTTCAAGCAAATAACAAAATTCAGTATCATTAGCACGTTCACAGAAAGAAGCATCGACAGTAATTAAATAAGTTGGAACTGCGCCAAACCAGTCGCGCATTTGTTGCTCTTGTCTAGCTTTACGCCAGCCACCAACATTGAACATGACTTTTTCGCACTGACCTAACACCATAGCTTGCTTGCTTTTATATGCAGAAGAGGCCCAAGCAAATGATAAAAATTCTTCATTATCGTGAAGCAGCTCAGCTATGTGATCATGATCGGGGTTATAAAGAGGCCCACCTATCGTTAAGTAGTTGGCCACAACCCATTTCTTTAAATCAGGTGCAGGTATTAAACGGAGTGCTTCCTCTTCTTCGGCCTGATCCATAAAATCAGTTGGAGGAAATGGTCTGATCTGATCCATTAAATATTTGCCTCTTTAAATTTTTAAGCCATTGGCTTGCGAAATGAGCTTGGATCTGTAATGGACCAGATTCATTAATCTTAAATCTTGGTGCTGCCTCTAACCGAACAACGGTATATCCCATTGATTCAGCAACATCGTAACGGTCCATACTCCACGCCTTTGTTGCCAGCTTGCCCTTTCGTCCACCTGACCAGGGACCGCCAGCAATTTCAACTAAAATACGATGTTCAATTAAATGAAAATCAAAACGCCAATGCTTTGTTGATTTAAACTGGAATTTCTTTTCGTATTTAATTTCCAGATTGTCTAAAGCTTCAGTAAATTCTTCCTCTGCCTCTAAGTACTTTTGAGTAGCTTTAGGTAGCGGTCTGGATTTAGGCTTGTTTTTAGGTTCTTTTTTCCGAGTAAGCCAAAAGTATTCTGTAGAATCCATTATTCTCACCCATAAAAAAACCGCCCTAAGGCGGTGGCTAAACTCACAGGCAATATAGTATTACTTCTTAAAAGTTGCATTATAAAGCTTTGAATTAAAGTAATCCGTAATTTCTTTACCTTCGGTTTGAATTTTTTCCTCATTTAAAGGTAAAAAATCTAATTCAGATTTCAAGCCCATATACTCTGGAATAAATTTCTTTATAGGCGGAGGTGGTTTAGGTCCACCTTCTGTAATTTTTTCGATAAATCCAGCTAACCATAAAATATACTCACCTTCTGAATTATGAGGAGGAATCAAACTCACATCTATTTTTACTTTACATTCATCTAATGGTCTACTGAACAATTCAACAAAATCAATAAAATTATATTTTAATTTAAATTCTGTTCCCTCAATTTCTCTGCGTATACATATCATAAGTAAGTTCATATTTTCAATACAGTCATGTGAAAACAATTCCTCATCTTTAATTTTGTTATAAATATTTTCCGCAAACATGAGATACTGTGGCATTTCAGCAGCTCCTCATTTTTATAAAGTATTTTTCTTAAGGTAGTCCTATTATAACAATGTTGCAACAAGAAATTTTCCATTTTTAGTTTAAGGAAATTTTAAAAATTATAAAAACGATTATATTCAATAAATTAGTACGAATAAAAGCT